TCTTGCACTAAAGAAAACATTACTTTGTTGTCACAAAATACCAACCCTGTTCTTGATGCTGATGTTTTTAATTCTTGTATTTGGTTTTTTATGGTAGTTTTCATTTTGTAAATATATTTAAAAGTTATTAACAATTAAAATGCGCCTTTTAAAGGGTCGTACATTGCACCTTCTACTTGTGGCAGGCCAAAGTTATTTACTTTAAAGCTAAAGGTTTCAAATGATGCGTTTCTGCTACGTTTGCAACTTACTGTCACTAACTCTTTATTAACTGTATTTAACTCTAATTGTATTTGGGTTTCTGTTTTCTTTTCTAAAAAGCTTCCTAAATGACCTGTAGGTTTATCTGAACCGAAGTTGCTATGGATTACCGTAATAATATGGCAGTTTAATTCCTTTGTCCACTTCATTAGCTTTTGTACTACTGCATTACTTTCTTCAATGTTATTTACATCGCTACATAAATCTGCAACACCATCAATAATTACAAGGCCTATATCTTTACCTTCTAACTTATTATAAAGGTAGTATTCTATAAATTGTATGCGTTCTTTAAAATCTAACTGTCGTAAAGCAAATGTATGATATTTATCATTATCAATTTGCGCCATATCAATTGGCCTGCGGAATACCATTTGTGCGTGGAAGTTACCTTGCTCAGTGTCAAAATGTATTAGGTGCTTGCCATTACTATAGCCACGTAAATCACCACCAAAGGTTTCTATTTGCCCTTTCATATAAACTGCTGAAAGTAATGATATAAAAAATGTTTTTTTGCTTTTTGGCGGTGCTTGTACAAAACTAAAGTTTCCGTATGTACCTAATGGTAGTGGGAACTCTTTTAGGCCTTCTCTGGTTTCATATGTTTTTGTACCTAAAGATAAAGCAGGTTCAGGATGTTCTATTTTTTGTGTTGGGTCTATTCTTAATTCATCTTCATACATTTCCATTAGGAGTTGTATTGCATCTTTATCTAAGTCTATCATTTTTCTTTTCTTTTACTGCTTTAATAATTTAAAAAAAGGGGGTAGCTATATCCCTTTACTACCCCCAATTTATTTAGAACGGCAACCCGTCAGAAACTGTTTGTGCTTTTTCAGCAACGTTTTGTTCCTTTTTAACTGCTACAATGTTACCATCTGTCCAAACTACGTTACCGTTACCGATGTAGTTTTTAGCTTTTTTAGCTTCACGTTCTTCCTTAGTTTGTGAATCTGTTAAAGAAACATTTTGTCCAAACTGGTTAGCTTCGTCATTTACTCCAATAGTGAAGTTGTAATAAACTGCGCCATCTTTACCTGCAACAAATTTTTCTTTTGGTAATTTGTCTACTCTTAAACTTACGTTAATTAATGCACTCATAATAATTGTTTTTTGATTGTTTACTTTGCCTACTCTATTCAGTTTTCGGCTACCCTGTTTATTTTACTTTTAGTAATTCGTCTTTAACTGTTTTGGCTAATTTATACTTTTTTTCAATAGCTTCTATATTACCACCACCTTTTAAGTATTCAATTGATTTAGTAAATTCAGGTGTGTTTTTGTTTAACCACTTTTTGTCATCAACTAAATCAGCTATTTTTATACCGCTATCGTGTTTGTTATTAGCATCAGCATCTTGTGTATCGTCAATCAGTAATAGGTTTCCTAATGCATACTTTTTAGCGTATGAACTTGCTGAACCAAATTGTTGTGGAACTTGCATACCTTTTTGATTTAAATCAACACCAACAATAGCAATAGCTGATAGTTCGTTAATTCCGTTGTTATCGTATACAGTTGCAGTTGATTCAATCATTGGTAAACCATCAGAACTTAATTTAAGTAGTCTTTCTGTAATGGTAAAAGAAACGCCATACTTTTCGTTGAATGGTTTTAAACCTTCTAATATATCTTCAGCACTTCTAAAGTTATATTTACCAAAGCTATTGAATCTTGACTTGTTAGCTTTAAATTCAATTTGTATTCTGCTTAATTTTTCGTTTAATGATAACTCTTTCATTTTTAGTTTTGTTTTAGTTCGTAAATTTGTTGTTTAATAATTCTTTTGTATTCTTCTGGTATGTTTTCATCTAATGCTTCAAAGCAATAGGTAGCCAGTAAGTTGTTTTCGTGTTTAAGTTTACAAATTTCTGCCTGTAGTGCTTCTATTTGAAATCTGTTAAAGTCGATTAAATCTTTCATTAGTATCTTAAGATTATTTGGATTAAAAAATACAAGGCTAAAGCTTGTGCGAATAAAATTTGGTAATTTGCTTTTGTTAAAAATGTTTTGATTGCTTTCATAATTTGTTATTTGTTAATGTTTGATGTGGCAAATATATAACAGGTTTTTTAATAAACAACTATGATTTAAAATTTTAACATAATTTTAACAGATTGGCAAAAAAAGGGCTACCGTTTAAAGTAGCCCAATTTAACATTAACCAAATTATAAAAGAGAAATCAGAAAAGACTATTTAGTTGTGTGTAGTGTTGTATTAGTTCTTGCAATTCTACTTCTGTAAATTTACATACTTCTTTTGATTTAATATGTAATGATTCTGCTAAGTTATTACCAAGATATAAACTAAATTTGTATTGTTCGCCATACCTAAAAACGTTACACCCTGCGCATTGAACCTGACAGTTATCTTCGTTCCAACGTGTTGACATATGTTTACGGCTCATAAAGTGGCCGCATTGTAAACTTTTCCAGTGGTCTTCTTTACCGCAAGTTACGCACTTTGCAATATCATTCAGCGCATATCTGCGTCTTATATAAATGCTAAACACCGTATCAAGCTTTTTTACTAGTGCAGTCTTTGTTACTTTTTTTGCCATATACAAATGTAATTAATAGATATTAACAATCTGTAAATAACTTTGCTTTTTTATCTATTTACTATGTCAAAAAAAACAACTAACTTTGCCTTGTTATCAAAACTTAAACATTTTAATTTCTAAAGAAAGAATTAAATAAATAGACAAAATCAAAATAAGATTTGAAATACAACCTAATAAGTAAACAAGAACAAAGAATTACAACAAGGCGAATTGTTTTCAAAACTTACCTACCCTGACCTTTGTACTTTTTTTGGTAGTTTTTACTGCTTTTAAGCGAAGAAGTTTTAGACTTTGAATGTACACAAGGTCTTGATATTTTAACATCTAATTTAGCAGATACTTCAGTTTGTTTTTTAGCCATTACAATAAAAGTTTATTTTTAATTTGTCTATAAATATACATTCCAATAGGAATAAGTAAAAGCCATAAATAAACAAAATTGTTTACTTTTTTATCTATAGTTTTATTTTTTACACTTTTAGTTTCTTGCTTTGTTTTATAAACCTTTTTTAAAGCGTTTTTAGAAACTATTTTAGTTGAAGTATTAACTAATGCCTTGTTTTGTTTTTTATACTTTAAAACTACATTAAAATAACTTGTACCGTCTATTACTATTGGTAAGCTATCGTTTAATGGTTTTATTTCTAATTCTGAATAGTTTTCAGTATATTTAATATTGTTTTTAGTAACAGAAACTGAATCTGTTTTTATACTGGCAGTACTATCAATTGTAATTTTAGTGTCTTCTTTTGCAATAGCAACTTTTCTTGAAGCACAACTAAATAAAAGTGCACCACATATGATAGATAGTATTACTCTCATTTTGTAAAGTATAAAGCTGATTCAGCAATACGTCTGTTTGTTAAACCTTTCAATTCTTTTCCTGCTGCTTTATTCCACTTTAAAAACTCTTTAGCTATATTACCATCATTTGGATTGATGTTAACCAATTTTAACAAAGTAGATTTTTGAAAATTACCCATACCTACATTATAAGCAAATGCAGTTAAAGCGTTTAATTGGTTTACGCTAATTTTAGATTTAACAAGTTTTAATACATCAGCAGCAAATTCATCTGCAGTATGTGCTAATATTTCATTAGCGTATTCTCTTGTAATTTGTTTATCTGTAATTTTAACTTTAGTTCCGTTTGGATAGTATGTATTACCATACCCAATTGTAGAAATACCTGCAGGACATTTGTAAGGTCTGTCACTATATCCTTCAAACTTTTTTATTAACTCGTAACCTTTATCGCTTAATTTCATTGAAGTCTGCTTTTATTTCTTTTGCTCTATTGAATGCTTTTTTAAGTAAAGCCCAAATATCAATTTTAAATGATGCTTCAATGTTTTCTTTAATAGATACTAATTCAACAAAGATTAATAAAATAGCACATATTTTAGTGAACATAAAACCGAATCCAAAAGCGTGTTGGATAAACTCGTTTAAAACAAATTTGTCAATTAAAAATAAGAACACTATACATATTTCGTATAATGCCATTTTAGATATTACATTACTCAATTTTCTACTTCTTATTGATTCTATACCTTCAAGTTTTATGCTTTTAAATATACCTTTTAAAGTATTTAAAATTATTGCACTACCTACGGCTATTAATAAACCGTAGATAGGTACAAATAATAAAATTAATGAAGCAAAAAAATAATTAATGTATTTCATTCTAAATGTTTATTCTTCTATTACTTCTTCTTTAGGTGCTAAAGCATTAATAGCTTGTGCTACTGCTACTGCATCT